TGCCGATGAGGATGTGGCTGGTGTAGAGGCCGGTGCATATGATGAAGATGCGGTTGCCAATGCAAGTGATATTGATGAAAGTGAGGGTGAAGGCGAAGGCGAAGAAGGGGAAGAGCCATCATTTGCTAGTGGTGTCAAAAAAATGGCAAGCGCTTCTAAGAAATTATTGAGTAATATACAAGATGTAGTTAGCAACGCCGGAAAAAATGTGGGTGCAATTGCCGGTTCTGGTGAGGATCTTCTTTCAAACCTTACAAAAACATCTATCAAAATGCCTTCAGGACGCGGTAGAAAAAAAAGAAGCGCAACAGCGAATGCTTCCACATCTTTTGAAGCGGAAGAGGATGATCCTGCAGAAGAAGGAGATGCCGATGGAAATGATAGCGACGACGATGATATCAATACAAAATTGAAAAAATTCGACAGAGAATTAAGAGATAATTATTTACTAAATTTCCACCCAGAAACTCTTGTTCAGAATTATGATGAAATATATAATCTAGCTCGCGTGGTTCGCGATGATAATTGTGTAGTTGTAGACGCATTACATCGCACATTGCCAATGTTAACAAAATATGAAAAGTCACGCGTTTTAGGACAACGCGCCAAACAAATCAATGATGGAGCAACGCCTTTTGTAAAGGTGCCAGAAGGCGTAATTGACGGATATCTTATTGCGATTAAAGAATTAGAAGAGAAAAAAATACCATTTATTATAAGACGACCATTGCCAAACGGAGGTTCAGAATATTGGCATCTTGAGGATTTGGAAATTATTAACTAACGCTAACACTAACACTAACACTAACACTTCCAACGCTTACCACAGTCAAGACAAGTTACAAATGTTGTCATCGGCTCATCTGCTGACCTGGTTTGTAATTGATAATATGTGCATTTTTTTGAAAAACATTTGCGACAAGTAAATTTATCAGTAGATGCTTCGAGTTTAGGTTCATATTTATTTTCATCTCTAATTTTTTTGTCTTCAATCAATTTTTCCCATTTCTCGGGACTCATCTCTTGGTGCGTCATAAACGCCAACTTGTGTGCCTGTATTTCACGATTCTTCATCTTATTAAGTATATTTTCATCTTTCAGATTGATATACACGGTTCGGAGAAGATCGAGATAAATAATAACGAAATATTTATTGTCCCATTTTTTAACAATACACCTTTCTTTTGCTTTTCCTAAAGAACTATTAAATATTCCCTTTTCAAGATTCGTGGCAATTTCGTAATTACCCAATATATATTCTAATTTTTTGCGAATGTTTTCTCGGAATACTGTCGGATTCTCAATTTGACGCATTATTATGTGATTTTGTGTAATTATGTGATTTTGTGTAATTATGAGTGTTTTATTTATGGAGTTTATTATTAGTTATAATAAAATATCTTTATTCAATTTTATAAAAGAATATAATACATAATAAATCATAATAAATCATAATAAATCATAATAAATAATAATAAATCATAATAATTCATAATAATTCATAATAAATCATAATAAATCCTTAATTATTATTCATTGATTTATAAATAATAAATAAGACAAAATAGTGTTAAAATATTTAAGGAAGATGCAATGTATTAGAAATAGAATTACTAGTGTTAAAAAATATACCCTTGATAGTTTCAATTACATACACAAAAAAAGCAAGAAACATTAAAATCCAAGGAAGTAGAACCAAAAACCATGAAAGGTTACTGTATCCCTTAGAGCACAAATATGACAAGAGCCATGTCCATAATACAATTACAACAATCTGAACAACATATGAAGTTCTTGAGTCTTTTTGATAAGTAAAGTTAAGAGAACGCAAGATAGGGTGACCATTTTGATTCATAGTAAGCTGCTGTGATATTTCACTCATTCCAAAGTAAGAAAGAATCAAAAAAATAACGGATACAATAAGATAGATCTGAGCAGGAGTACACATTTTACTGTTCATTTTAATCGCTTTTATATATTATTTATATATTATTTATACAAAATTTTATAATAATACAAAATTTTATAATAATACAAAAATATTAACTAAAATTATAATAACATAATGATTATTATAATTTTACAGTATTATAGTTATATATATATTCCTAAATTATTTACTATATGAATATTCTTCTTCGCTTAATTCACTAGATTCATCTGTTTTCCATCCATTTTCACAGTCATCATCTTTTTCTTTGTTCTTATCCTTCGGTTTATACTTATCCTTACCCATATCCTTCAGGTTATACTTATCCTTCACCGCATCCTTATCCTTATATTTATCCTTAGTCTTATCCTTATCCTTATCATTATCCTTATCCTTATCCTTATTCTTATCCTTAATGTTTTTAAGTTTATTATCACCACCACTAATCAAACGTGAACAAACATTAGGAATCTTATCTTTATTTTTTTCGATAATCGCATTTTTATTGCTAATATTGTTAACTCCTTTTTTACCTTTTTTCCTGAAACATTCGGCATCCCCATCTTCGCTTTCTTCTTCGCTTTCTTCGCAAATATCATCATCGTCTGCTTCATCATCACTAGAATCATCCGTTTCACTATCGGTATCATCATCTTCTTCGTCAGAATCATCACAACTATCTTCTTCCTCCCTTATATCAGCAATCCTTTTGGTATCCACTACAAATCCATCTTTTAGGTATCCATCTCTTGTTTTTCTATTTGATGGTATATCATCAAGCTCATCATACTCATCTTCATCTTCATCTTCATTTGCCACTAATGACTCAAATCCTCCAAACAAATATTCATAAATATCATCCCACATATCCTCCGTCAAATCAGTGTAATTATTTTTATAGTCACGAGCAATAAGAGCAGATGCGCCAAAATATAAATCGTGGTCTAATGGTGGCGGAAACTCATACTTGTTCTCTTGATTCGCCATACCATCATCTTTCGCCCACATTTCTACTACAATTTTAGACGATTCGCCATTATCGCCTTTAAAAGAATAACCCCATTCCGTCCGTTTTATATATCCATCCATCTTTTTGAATTTACACTTCTTTGCGAGTTCCTCTGCACATATTGCCTCTTCTTTAATTTCTGTTTCCTTAATATCTCCATTTTTTTCAACAATCAAAAATTTAATATTTTTGGATTTTATTTTCGTGTTTGTCTTTGTGTTTGTCTTTGTGTTTGTGTTTGTCTTTGTCTTTGTCTTTGTGTTTGTGTTTGTGTTTGTGTTTGTGTTTGTGTTTGTGTTTGTGTTTATGTTTGTGTTTGTGTTTGTGTTTGTGTTTATGTTTGGCATTATGATTTATGATTTATAGTTTATGATTTTTAATTTCCGTATTGTTTGCTAAAGTTGGTCTGATATATCATTTTATGTAATCGGTTTAAATGGTTTATGATATAATATATAAAATACGATTTAAATAAACGAGACTAGTAATAAAATAAAATAATGAAACGTGGAAATGCAATAAGGAGTAAACCTGATAATAAACCAAATTCATATCCTATAAAAATATACTTTCCAACAATATCTAGAGATATAATTCAAAAAAATGTATTTGATAATAACGGTCGCAAAAGCAACGCATCACTATTGTCACCATTATCCAAATATTTAGTAAACGAGAATATGAAAACTATCTTATATGGATCAACAGGTATTTTCGACATAACCGATAGTGATTTATATCAATTGTCTCCTATTGATAGACCTGTAAAAGAGTTAACAATAGAAACAACACCAAAAGACGATGTAAAAATAAATTCTATATTAAATATTTTAGTCGATTCATCCTATATGAAACGTTATACAACTCCATCATTTCAAATACCATATGAACATCATATTGAAAAGTTAAAAATAAATACTTATAAGCTTACACCATCATCGAATACACGATTTGTTATTGAATTAAAGGATAATAGAATCCACGATTTTTATATTCAGACTGTTGTAAGCGAACTAAATATTGTAGAAATAAATACATTTTTAAAAAAGGACATAATATCGTTCTTATCCCTCTTAAACTTATATAGATAATTATATACAAAGATAAACAAAGATATTATGTGGTCCTGGATAATAAAAGTAACTATTTTTTCATTATTATTAATATTTTTAATTCATTATTTATATACCTTTTTCAAAACAACGCTTACCGCACCTAAATTAAAAGATTTAGTAAATAAACCACAGGCAAAATATAATACAATATATAAATCATTACAAAATACAGCCGATGGAAGATCGGCAAATTTAGGAGACCGTGATGATGGTGACGGTGGTGGTAATAACAAGACAGTATCTAAAAATTTAGATATGAAAAGTGAATTGATGAAATATGTAAAAGAATTATCAACAGGTTCTGGTGGATCTCCTTCTACATCTGTTTCCGAATTACAAAATAGATCACCAAATGATGCCACAGTTCTACCTAATATGAATTATGATGGTTTATCAAATGGCAATATCATAATGCCGCAAAATGAAATAACGAGTATATATTCGGCGACAAATATATTAAGCGATACTGGTGCTAATGGAATTTCTACACGTGTAAACAATAATACAAAATATATGCGCGATATCAATAATGTATCGTCGCATCCAACATCGTCAGTATCCGCACTTGATTATGGCACACCAAGTATGTCTTCTTCATATTCTTCTGCATATTCGCCTTATTAGATATTAGATATAAGATATTAGATATAAGATATATTATATAGATTTAAAGATTTCTTTATATATAATTGTAACTGATAGTAGCCTTTGTTTTTGATTTTTATACAAACAATGTCGTCGTCATCATCGCAATATACCATACCATATGATGAACAAACTGAAATATTGAGATCATTCCCGCCTGAAATTAAATTTTCTTATGAAAGAAGTACTCATAAGAAAGTTTTATCCGATATATATGTCATTATACCAAAAGGTAGAAAATATTTTGCCTGGTTTACGAGCCGAAATAGGAAAAATGTATGTATATTTTTGGAAGTAGGTGGACATAATCATAAAATTACAAATATGTTTTATCGCCACGTTTCTTTCGATGATTCACTTTCGTATGGCACTATTTTTTATGGAACTTTATTTAGGACAAATGCTGATATAGAAGCCGGAATAAATGATAATGAAATCTTTTCAGTAGAGAATATATATTTTCACAAGGGCAAATATGTTGACCATTATTGCTTTGGTGATAAATTAAAATTGATAAAAATAATTTTTGATACTAGTTTGAGATATAATACTACATTTTTTAAAAAGGGTGTTGTATTTGGTTTGCCTGTAATTACGACTTCGTTTATGGATTCTTATGATAGTATTGAAAAGTTGCCGTATTCTGTGTATTCGATTCAATATAGATATTTATCGCGAGGTGGAAGCGCAAATGCTGAATTAGAAAGGAGTAATATTATCGAATATTATCATTATATTAAAAATGGCAGTGGAAGTGGTGATGGTAGCGATGGCGTTCGCAGCAATAAACAAATATCCCCTGATAATCAACCTCATAATACAGTTATTGTTGAGCCTATGCTGGTGTCAGTGCCTGTATCTACGTCAACTAATAATCGCGTAAATACGCGGGATCATCTTCCAAGTAATAGTAACAGTAACAGTAACAGTAACGAAATTTCGAAAGTATTTTATGTTAAACCAGATATACAAAATGATATTTATTATTTATATAAGATAAATACTGTAAATTTTACACTTATTTCAGATGAGATCGCGCATATACCTGACTATAAGACAAGTGTATTAATGAATAAATTATTTAGAAATATTAAAGAAAATATAAATTTGGATTCTTTAGAAGAAAGCGACGATGAAGAAGAATTTGAAAATATCCAAATTGATAAATTCGTAGATCTAAATAAAACATTTAAAATGCGTTGTATTTTTAATCATAAGTTTCGTAAATGGGTTCCTGTAAATGTTGTATAATATTCTTAAAATGTGTTTCATCGGGGGAAACCACATAAATTAAAAATATTATATTTTGTAAATATATATTAATATCATTTTAATTTATTGAAATAATGTCATCATCCGTTTTAAATTACGCAAAATATGGAGGAGATAGTAAACCGAATCTTCCTAATGCTCACGGTATTAATGGAGGATCTACACACGTAGCTAATACCCAAACATCTGCTGTTACTCCTGGGAATATGCAGTTTGGCGGACCAAATAATAGCATAGAAGCTATGAAAGGTAATGGTGGATATAAACTCACATATGGTGGCAAACAGTCCGGAGGCGGTAGAAGTAAAAGACATAGACATAGACACAGTCGTGCGTCGAAAAAGTATGCTCGCAAGCGCAGTCTTCGTCATCGCCTCAAGCATAGAAAATCCGGTAAACGCAAACACGGACACCGTCACACCAAACGCAGAGGTCAGCGCGGTGGATATGCCCAGTATTTATCAAATCAGGCATTCACTCTTGGCCAAAGACTTCCCGGTTTCCCCTTGCTTCCCAGTAACAGCGCTTTAGCAAACCCACCTCCTTTTATGCCATACCGCAACTGCCCCCGTGGTATGTAATGTGGCACGAGGTATTTCCCATTTAAATAAAATAATATAAAATAATATAAAATAACAAGGTAATAAAAATATTACTTTATTATTAACTCGAGCGTCTATGTGCGCTCCCCTCCCTATTATCGCATATGATTCTATTCTACAATCCCCCAAACATACTCATATCTATTAGACAGCCCTTGCCATTAAGTCCGGCTTTTCCACGCGATTCATTTCGTTGACGTTCGTGTGTGACTTCATCCTCGTCTTCGGTATCATTTTCGCGATCATCGTTATCATCCAGATCAACGCTTTCATCATCGTCGTATCCCGTTTTTTCGACTGGTTTTATATTTATATTTATATTCAATCGTTCCGCAATACTTTTTTCAGCAACTTTTGGCTTTGATGGGTGTATCTTTTTCGATACACCTTTGATCGCCTTGCCACCACCTGCCTGCTTCGGCTCCCACGATACTTTCCATTTTGTCAAGTCTTTATTATGTCCTGCCTCGTATTCCTCATTATCGCAGATCAATATCTTATAATTCTGTGACTTGTAATATTTGCGCCTCTTATACCACTGGCTCATAAATATATCGTGTGCATCTATAATATCAATCACCAGTGGAGAACTATGCTTCTGTCGCAAAATACGCCCCACGGACTGACACACGTCCGTCTTCGGCGATGCCAATATTAAACTTGTAAGCGTCTTTATATCGAGTCCCTCCGATGCCATAGCATACGTCGCTATAATCACCTTTTTACTCTCACTCAGTTTTAATGCCGCCTCTTTCATCCCTCCAATATAATACCCTACTGATCCATCCGCTATCTTCCTATGCACAATCGCGTCGTGTAAATATGTAATCAGCGATTTATTGTGCGCCAATATCATAATCTGTTGCTCAGGATTCAACTCCAATTCCGCTGTCAATAGCCGCAATATAAATTCACTCCTATGACTATAACTACACAACTTAGATATCATTGTGCTGAATTTCGGATTCCCTTTGTAATCATACTGCGTCTCATTGAAATCATCATCGTCTACATTATACACAATACCCTTCACAACAACGCTATGCTCCGACTCCGTCTTCTCTTTATGAACTACTGGCCCAATAAACATCTCAAACACTTTCGTAAGCCCGTCTTTGCGCTCCATTGTCCCTGATAATCCCAGTGTATATGTCGTATTCACTTTCATCATACAACGCGAAAACACTTCCGCTCCCATATGATGGCAATTGCTCACCACCGGATGTAGGCGCAATCCATCCGCCATTTTTAATACAAAATTGTGGTTATCTTTCACCTCGATGTCGAACACTTCATACCCATCCTGTGATTTTCCGAAAATATGCGCATTTTCTGTGCTTTCATTTAGTGTATATTTCTCCCAGTATAGAAATGCGGTTGATGTCAACATACCTTTGGGTGATAATGGTTTATATAGTTCAAAACTACTAATATCGGTATGAATATAGTCGGTAGCATTATACATACATTCAATATAATCGCCAATTATTAGCTCATCGGCGCACTTATATCCTTTCGTAGTCAATATCTTGTGCTCCGGAGTACATATAAATGAACCACACATTAAATATACTTTGACAAGCTCCTTCTTGTGCCTTTTCCACGCGTGTGTCATCAGCCCCCATTCAAAACGCGATGTCTCTTGATTGAAGCTCAGGATTTTAGGCAACGCTTCTACCAATTTCTCAACATCTTTTTCTATTCTCACATACTTACTCGATATACCGCGTGCTATACCACCGGCAATCCACATATCATATAGTGTCCCGATTTCCATAGGTCCACGAGATGTAT